TTCTTATCTTTATCGACAGACCGGACGCTCCTGATCGCCGCCATAGGCTGGGCATGGCCGCTGTCACTCTCATAAATCATAATCAGATCAGACGGTGCCACCTTTGCAAAACGGATCTGCGCGTCCTCATCAAGATATAGCATTTCAAAGCAGCTCCCACAGATGCTGCACTGTTTAGCCAGCTCCATGTTATGATCCTGCTCATCGTTATAATCAAAAATATCCTGCACCGTCTGCAGATAAGCATCATCCTGGGAGTTATAGACAACCGGCTGCCCAACAAAATAACTGGTTGCCGTATCCGTGATGTACTTCGCCATGTTATTAACCAGACGGTTGTTCGGTGCTGTACTGTCTTTCTTGGTCTCTGAAAGAATTCGGTGCTGCCCCACGTAGTAATCAGTCAACATCCCATATTTCAGATCCATCAGGTTTTCATCTATGATCTCCCGAATATCTTTTTCTGTCAGGCTTTCTGCAGAAGCCCTGTCCATATAAATAACCGGCATAATATACCGCCTCCTTTACAATCCAGCCGCTCTCCTGTCCATGATCCGGAACCGCTTGCTTTTCTTGGCGATTGTCCGGCAGCCTTCCAGGGCATCCGGGCCATCATCGTGAGCGCCCATCGGAAAGTGGAACATCTGTTCCAGGAGCCGTTTATGCTTTTTGTTGAATTTGATATAGTGGTTCTTTACATCTGGCTGCATGGTCTGAATTCTCATGGTCTTATCGCTGGTCTGCGGTACTTCCTCAATCGGGAGATACAGACCGGCCCTGGCGGATGCCTTGGCCAGTTCCTCTTTTAAAAACCACTGGAACTGTACAGTCTCGGCACCGAACTTTTTATAGCCCCGTCCAAAATCGCGCTTCAGCCAGCGTTCTTTCTCCAGGATATCCGTGATGATACGATCCGGGTGCCTCCGTTCAATATCCGCATCCAGTACATACATGTAACCAGTAACCTTGCTTTTCGCAAGTGTGATGATCGCAGAAAAGTCGCTTTTCTTGGTTTTTCCAAGGGAAGGATCGACAAAGCCAAAGAACTGAAAATCCTTGTCCTTGAAGTCCATTTCTGCTTCGTTGTAGTAGTCGAACCATTCCTCGTTGAAAACACAGTCTTCCGGGTTGATCGGTTCATTCTGTTCCTCAGAGTTAAAGGAGGCCTCACCCTCTGTCACCTTCATGACCATCAGGTCATAGTAAGAAAGCTTTTCCTCCCAGAGAACTTCTGTCCCGGCCAGCATCTTTTCCCGGTGTGCCTCAAAGAACTTTCGCGCATTTTCCTCATGGTCTTCATCAGACAGGTCAGTGAAGATATTTTCCCACTCCTGCCATAGGTCTGCCTCCGGCGAAAATGATATAACTGCCCGGTACTTAATCGCCTTGTATCCAGGGTTTTTAAGAGTATTTGCTAATAAGCTGTCATAATGGAGCAGGGTTCCGATGTAGACAATATCTGTATAATCATCACCGGCCTTAGAAACCGCTTTTTTAAACCAGCTATCCAACTTTGCTCTTTGCTCCGGTGTCCGGACATTTTCATCATTCTCAATATCATCCAGGATCAGCAGATCCGGTCTCCAGTTCCGGTGCTTCCTGCCTCGGATCTTCTTGCCGGAGCCAATCGCCTCCACCTTGATATTGGTGCTGGTCACCAGAACATTGCTCCTCCAGACTTTTCCGGTCAGATCTCCAAAATCTTCCCGGATCGCTTCGTTTTCTTCAAACTCCACACGGATGTTATCCAGGAAGCCCTCCGCCTGATCCGAACTATCTGAGATAATGATCGGATAATGCTTATACCCATATACAACGGCGTGGATCGTTCCTTTAAACGTCAGGCTGGTAGACTTGGCATGTCCACGAGGAGCTGCCACTACACGCTTGCAGCCATTCATCCGGCTGATCTGCTTGACCAGCCCCGATGTGCTTGGTGTAAGCCCCTTTAAGACTCCATCCTGCCAGATGGCATCCAGTTCCCGGTGAAATTCCGGAGACGGTCTGGAAAAATAATGCGGAAAGTAGGCCCTTCCGAAGAATTCCATATCAACAGCACCAAGGCGCTGCCGGATTCCGCCTTTTCCAGTCAGAGCTGCGCCCGCTTCATAATCTTTCCTGATCCGGACACGCTCTGGTGAATCATCCCTGTTTAAAAATGTTTTTAAAAGACCAGAAAGATCGTTTAAGGCATTCTCCTGTTCTTCGTAGTAACTTTTGCTTTCCGCTTCCGCCATCGCGCTGATCAGCGCCTTCAGACTTGCGTCTTTTCCTCTCCGCATGACATTTCACCTCCGTCCCGCATCTTTCCCTGTTCAAATTCGCCCCATACGGCTCATTTTGCCTTTATGTGGTAATTTCCCCGACCACAGACCTTTAAACGGTTTTAAACGGCTTCCTAACGCTTTTAAAAGGGGAATAACAGGCAAAGAGAAAAGGAACCGGACAGAGGAAGCCAAAAGGCCGGGCTTCGCCACCCGACCAGCGTCCTTTTCTGCTCAGTTCCTTTTCTTTATGCCTGCGTCCCGAACACAGCCGGGACGAATCAACCGGTCATGTTTTAAGTCGCGTCTTGTAATAATGGCTGTGCCGCATCCTGTGAAGCATCGCTTCCAGCTTCCTGCAGTTCTCCGCCACCTTCCACTTCGATCCCAAGCTGCACCTGTCTGGCTTCGCCGCAGATCGTAATTTCAAAAGTTGCCTTCCGGCTTCTTTTATCCCACTTTAAAACTCTGTTTTCTAACTGTTTTAAAACTCCACTGATGACAGTGATACCACCGCTTCCGTCTTCCCTTACCAGAGTCGGTTCCAGCGGCTCTCCATTGCCGGAAAGAATTCTGATCCATTCAGCTTCCAGATAGGACAGTGTCGATGGTGCCTTACTGTCCCCCAGGAACCGGATCACTCCCGGAACCTCTTTTACCCGGTAATAGTTTCTGGCCGTGAAATCCATGTCCAGGAACACATATCCTGGGAACAGAATATATTCCTTTTTTGTCCATGCCCCACCAGACCGGATGGGACGGTTCTCAATGGGAACCTCGGCTCGGATTGCCTGGTTTTTCAGCCTCCTTGCAATTCCGCTTTCTTCTCCAGTTTTAACCTGAATCACATACCACACAGCCTATCCCTCCATTCCTTCGCTTTTTTTCTTATTGAGGTAAGCGCTGACCTGACGGTACAGTTCCGGATTATCCTTTGCCATGGTCTCAAATACCATGCTCTGAACAGCTTCCAGTCCCGCCTCATAGTTTTCTTTGTTCTGTACTTCGATCCGCTTCTTATATGCAGCAGCGCGGATCAAACCGTTGGTTTCCTTAATGAGCTTCTCGATAGGAACTTCTTTCATCTGTTCCTCATCTACATTGGTCAGGGCATTTAAAACGTGGTGACTTGCCAGCCGGATCAGGGCTTCCGAAGTATCCAGATCCGGATAACGGTTCATTTCATCCATCAGCATGGAGAAATTGCTCTGTGCCACGTTAATCATCTCTACCGTGGCCAGATACTTCCTTGCGTAGGTACAGATAGCCATCTGGCTCATCTCCTCACCATTCGCCTTCAGGAAAGCCACGATCTCTTTGTAAGTGCAGCCAGTAAGGAGCATCTGCTCCACGGTGTCTTTAAGCTCCGGCGGCAGTCTGTCCACCTTTCCTGTGCTGCGTCTTCTACGCTCCTGTTCCATCAGCCGTCCAGATCAACCATTTCATCCGTGATGCCGCCGCCAAGGAGCCGGATGCCCTTGCCGGTTACTTTTGCTTCCAGCGTCTGATATTCCACATCGGCCAGATTAGCCGGTTCCCTGCTTTCCATATCACGCAGATAGATATATCCCTCCTCATGGAGAAAATTCACGGAGTCGATGAACTCCTGACGCTCAATCCCCTCCGCTTTTAAACCTTTTTCAACACTTCTTAAAGCATTGTACTTTTCCCGGAGCAGGTTGATTGTCATGAGTACCCTGCCGTTATTCACCATAAAAGCTCCTGCCCGGAGTCTTCTCTTTTCCTGTTCTCTGTTCATTGTGAACCTCCATTTCTTGTCATTTCGATCATCATATTTAACATCTGTTCCACTTTCCGATCCACCTTATTGATCTCACGAATGAAATCATCCTTTGTCAGGTAATTCTGCCGGATCTCCTTAATCTCCTTCTGGCACCCATCAAAATCCTTACTGTGAGTCTCCTTGGGTGTATAATCCTCACGGATCTTATTGATGTCTTTTTTTAATTCGTCTGTGGTTTCCTTCAGATCTGCTTTTGTTACAGAATCCCGTTCTATTTTTTGAAGCTGCTGGACTGTACAGTCCAACTGGTTCATGGTTCTTTTTAAAAAATACGAGATTACGCCAATACCCAACGTAATGGCGGTTGTTATGATCCATCCTTCATCCATCCAGTAATTCCTCCAATAAAAAAAGATACACTCATGTTTCTGACACAAGTGTACCTCTTAGGCCCGTGAACTGTCTTTTGAAGCACTTCACTAATTTACTTCACTTTTTAAAATGCTTCCGGATAATCATAGATGCTCATCTGACCCTCCATGTCATCATCCAGATTATCCAGTTTTCCGAACAGGATAAATCTCACCCAGCGCTCGGTAAGTCCATATTTCGCGGCAAGCTCTCTATAATTTCCTCCGTCAAATTCTTCCCGGATCTTCTGATCCCGTGCCGCCCGTTCCAGGCTCTCTGCCTTCGGAATATAGATTGTAGTGCCGCCAAAAGCCCGGACAAGACTTTTAAACCCGTCCAGGCCCACCAGTTCTACCATCTTTCTCTGATCTTCATCCAGGTTTTCTATCTTCACATGGTCTAACAATCCCATCGCTGGCCTCCTCCTTCCGTTCCAGGCTTTTTAAATACCCTTTTAAAACTTCAATCAGGGTATTTCCCTGGCTGAAGGTGAGCCATGCAAAGGGATTCTTCGCAATAGCGTCTACATGCAATTCTTTCTTAATGACCGCGCACAGTCTGTCTCCCAGTGGAACCTCATTCGGACTCTTATCGCGTTTCTTCAGTTCGTACATCAAAGCCCAGATTTTCTTCTGCTGGCCGCTGGTCACGCCTCCTGGTCTCTGTGAATGTTCCTTCGGCTTTCTGCTGGATGGTTTCGGAGCAGCGGTACCGCCCTGCAGATCCTCCAGCCTTTTAATCACCGCCATGGCCTCCTGGTAGGAAAGTTCCTTTATGGAATCCTTACCTGTAACGCCCGACACCAGTATATGAAGCTCATCTTCGCTTCCATTTCCGGTTATTCCCAAAGCATGACCTATAGCATAGATTTTCTTCATCTGGAATGATTCTATCTTTCGCATTTACCGTTGCTCCTTCCTGCTATTTTTCCGCCTCTACAGTTACCTTGATTCCTTCATCCACGAATATGGCTGCCCGGATCACTTCCACCGCTTCCTGCGGTGTGCCTCCCCACTCTGCCGCTTTTAATATCTGCAGCATCCATTCCCAGTTGATCACTTCGGATGCCAGGTAAGCCCAGTCACTGGCTTCCTGTTCTGAAAGGCCCACCAGTTTCATCAGGGTTTCTGTGTCCTTTTCATACTTGCCTTTCAATTTCTTCTTCAGTGTTCTCTGAATCTTCTCATCCTTTGTGATGGCGCTGATCGTAGCGTCCAGGCTTCCCTCGGTGAAATTTCCCATATACATCATGGAAAAAAGCCGCTTTGCCGGGGCTGACATACTATAAGAAACATCTTCTTTTACAAAGTCCTTGAAGACATCCCCCAGGAGCTTCTTTACCATTGTCATGGAGATTGGTTTCACGGTCTCGCTGTTTCCGACCACCACTTTGGAATTTTCGCTTCCCCAATATTCTACGGTTTTGCTCTTCGTATCCCGGAGATCATCCGTGGCCTGCTTCTCGAACCAGGCTTTGATTGTTTCCATTTCACCTTTAACGGCAACCATCTGGCGGTCTAACTCTGCCAAACGGTCAACCTTCTTTTTTACTTCCGCCGCATCCATTATCCTTTAAACTCCTCCATGATCTTTTCTGCACATCCGCGGCAGATCTCAATGCCGCAGACCGTTTTAACATCGTCCACCGTTCCGCAGAAGTGACAGGTAGGAACATGCTTACGGATATGTACCCCGTCCTCATCTGCTTCGATATCTACCGGAACACCCGGAAGAATGCCAGTCTCCTGACGGAGCTGACGTGGAAGTGTAACCGCGCCACTCTTGGCTACTCTCTTGCTTACAGTCATGATAGACCTCCTCTCCCGCTCTGCATTTCATGGGCTTGCGACCATCGCCTTACCGGCGGCTGCATTAAGAGGGGCAAGCGCCCCTGGAATATCTTGCGTTTATAGCTTCATAATAGAATCCGATATTTTGCACACATCCCGGACAGTTACTTCCTTCCCAGACTTCTTGGTTTCTTCATGAAGCTTTTTTATCTCCGCAGTTATTTTCATAAGCTTAAAGACTCCCACCTGTTCTGAAGTGATTGGAAGCACATCAGTTCCGGCTGTAACTAATGTGAGGGCATTATGAAACCAAAACACATCCATCGGATTCATGAGATTGATTTCTTTATCAAATTGTTCGGCTGCTTCCTTAGCAAACTTTCTCCGGTTCAATCTCGGTTTGTCTGGCGGCAGGAGCCCTTGTTCCTGAAGTTCCTTTTTGACTTTCGATTTGAGTGCTTTCTCTTTATTGGTCAGGCGTTTTGACTTGGCTGGCATCTTCTCTCCTCCTACTGGATTTTTCTACCGTACCGGAATCCGGTGCTGTGCTTTTGAATCCGGCAGATCAGGGAAAATGTTGCCTTTATCTTCGCCTTCTCATCCCAGCAGTCTGCCTCCATGCTGTAAACCATCAGCTCTTTTCCGCTGTCCCGGATGTAAACCGTCTCCTCATAATGGCGTTCCAGCTCCGGCGCTGAATACTGTTCACCATACCAGCGAATACGCAGGTCAGAACCTACGCAGCGCGGTTCAAAGTACATTTCTTCTCTTTGTACCATCTCATCCACCCGCCTTTCTGACCTCGGTATATCGCTTCACAGAACCGTCCAGCATCCGTTTCGTCACAATTCTGGCTCTCCTGCACTGAAGCAACCGGAAGCAAACTCGCACTTCGTTCCACTCTCTTTCCAGTTCTTCCGGCATTGGAGTGGCTTTTTTCTCCATGGCTTTCATAGTCGCTCCTTCCTGAAAGTTCTTGTCTTCCCTGTTCTTTTAAGGAGCGCGGCCCGGCTGACTACCACCAGCTCCACCGGCGTATCCTTCACGATCAGCCAGTTCTCCGGTACCAGCCCTTTTCCCTGCAGGAACTTCTTTTGGGCCAGTGTCGGCTTCTTTCCGTTCTTCACGCTGCACTTACCTCCTTATTCAGTTTTACCTCACTCTGCCTTTATCCGGGCTTGTGACCGGCATCCTTCCGGATGGCTGCATTAAGGTGGGGCTTTACAGCCCCGGATTTTCCCTGTACCGGATGAGCATACGCTCGGTGGTTACAGTGATCGGCGGGAGTGAACTCTCCCTTCCATCACGATATCCTTTCATCCATGCCCGGTCATGTTCGATCTTCACTCGCATCTGAATGCCGATCATCCAGCCGCTAACTCCCGCCAGAGCCATCAGGAATACCACAACCAGGCTTCCGGCCACTCCGACCTTGCCCGCTGCGATCAGCGCCGCCATTCCCCCGGCGGCCACCGTTCCAAGCGCGATCCCTGTCACCATCATTTTTGCTTTTCCTGTCATGTACTTCATTGCATTTACCTCCGTTTGATTGATTTTATAAATAGATTCCCAGCGGGCCTGTTACCTTCTGCAGACCTTCCAGGGAAACATCCTGGTTATTGGCGGCTGCTGTGAATACGTTTACCATGCCGCGCACTCCCCACTTGCTGTGGCCGACATTGTAGAGGTATGTCAGCTCCGGTGTCATTCCTTTCTCCACCAGGGAAGGGAATAACTTCTCAACATCTTCTTTGGTTACATTCGTAGCCCGGTACCGCCCGTGGAGCTTCGTCCGGTTAAACTGCTGTGAGAAGATCGCTTCCTGTCTTCCAAGCATCTTGTTGTAGACCTCATCGTTTCCGATCAGTGCGATTCCGATGCCAGGCTTCCCGGTGATCGGGTCTTCATCCACCCAGCCTCTGATTTCTTCCAGGGCCATGAACTTCAGGTTCTGGGCTTCATCAATAATCAGGACATTATCAGAACTTCTCAGCCGTTCACGGATTGAAATGGAAAGGTCTTCTGTTCTCTGGTTTTCCGAAATCTTCAACGCCCTTGCAATCATCCTTAAAAGGCTTCTTACAGAGCTGGTACTCGGTGTGGTGCTGATATAGATCGCCGTTGCCGGATTGTCCCGCAGGAACTTGGTAGCCGCTTTGGTCTTCCCGATTCCGGCATCTCCGTCAATAACTACGATCCCCTTTTCAAGCTGGCAGTAACGGATCATCTTGTAAATGCTCTCTGAAATAGAGGTTGCCACATATCCCCGTACCGCATTGAAAGACTCGGTCTTCTTGGCGTTTTCAGCCTGCTCCTCCTTGATCTGGAAGAACTCACGGATCTTACGCTCTACATCACCTACATCACCCTTGTCATAAACGCTGCGGCGGTACTGGCTTAATACTGCTCCGCTCAGGTTCATCATCGGGGCCAGCTTTGCCTGGCTGATTCCCGTTTCCTTCATGTACGTTTCAACTTTCGCCTGAAGTTCTGTATTATACTGTTTTCCCATCATTTACCTCCCTGCCTTTTGGCTGCATTTTCAATCATTGTGTCAAGATCGACTCCGCCGACCACTTTCTGATATACCGGTGTTTCATCTGCCCGCTGAACCTCCAGTACCTTCGGGTCTGCTTTGCCTGTGTAGCTTTCTTTGTTGCGTTGTGCCTGGCGAAGTACCAGATCCAGCGCGGTAACCCGGTCGGCTTCTGCGATGACCACGTTCTTTTTATATTCATTCGCGATCTTCTCCAGCTTCCTGGTCACTGCCATTCCGGCCTTCACATCATCCTTGGTTGCGCCATATGTAAGAACCGCCGTATTATCTACCGGAACCGTCATCAGATATTTGTCTTCCAGGTTGTAGATCCGGACTTCCTTCAGGTCATTCGGATTGTACCGGAAGTATACCTTCTCACCGAAATGTCTCATCAACAGTTCATCGTTCCAATATTCCAGGCGGCCTCCATTGATATCCAGATGCACTCCCCGGCGGCCCACGGCCTGTGGACGGCTGCTTCTCATGAGCATCAGGTTCAATTCTTCTGCGGCTGCCACCCGGCGCTTAATCAGATGCTCATTAAACACATCCATTTTGAGCTTTCCTTTGTCTTCTGCCACCGGGCCATCGTATTCCATCATGTTGAAGTAATACTTCAGAATTGCATCCACATACTCCTGGAACTCATCGTCTGTGTAAATGGCATCTTTCTTCAGGACATATTTCAAACGCTCTGGCTTTTCCACCACGCTGCCGCCCGTGTAAGTATTGAACAGTCTGGAAAGGCCGTTCTTCACATCATTGAACCGGCGCTCAATGATCTTCGCCTTCGCATTTCGGACGATAGCATTTGTCATATTGATTCCCAGGCGTTTGAATACGCCCGGCGGTTCAAAGGTTTCCTCGCCATTCTTTGGCTTCTTCTTCCGGTGGCCAAGGCCGCCAATATCGAAGGTCAGGAACTCTCGACCGTTATCCACGTAGATGTTATCCGGGATGCCATATTCCAGGATTCCCTTCCGGAGCGCGATCAGCGTTGCCTCTGAACCTGGGTTATATGTAATGTAGTACCCTGTAAAGATTCCGCTTCTTGCATCCAGGAAGGCTGTCAGATATGGCCTGTGCAGCTTGCCTGACTTATCCCTCACCATTACATCGAAGGTATGGTTATCAGCGATCCACCACTCATTGCTCTGCATCTCATCATAAATACGTTTGATGTATGGAGCGCAGCGGTCATTGAATGCCTTGTGACCTTCACGGCCCAGAACCTTTACTCCCTCCGGAACACTTTTCAGTCTCCGGTAAAAAGAAGGATAGGCCGGGATCTGCGTATACAGATCCGGACGCTTTTCCTGCGCCCACATCTTTGTGTACTCCAGGCACTTGGTTACCGGATGCTGGGCTTCGTCCAGATAGTAATACAGGAAAGCCTGCCATATCGTTTCATCTATGGAGCTTGTCCCTTTCTTCCATTTGTTCCGCTTATCAACCAGCGCCTTCATATCATCAGCCTTCACGGCATTCCATTTTCTGTAAAGCGTATCTACTGATATGCTCCGCTCTGGATATTCCAGGCTGCAGAGCGTTACGAACTTTTTATCTACTTCAGCCAGGGAAGTAACTCCTGGCATCTTTCTATATGACTGCCAGCGCTTGGTGAGGTCGATCCAGAAATCAATTTCCTTTCGTTCATCCTCGGTAAACTCATCAATCGCAACTTTCTCTACTTCCGGCTCTGGCCGTTCTACCTCTTCCGGAGGGTTTTCTGCAATCAGTTGATAATACTTGTGCTGCAGTTCCTCATCCAACGCATCCAGCGGTACCAGGTAAGTTTTCCGGTTTTTGCTATTAACAGTCTCTACCGCCTTTAATTTCCCATCTTGTATAATTTTCTTAATATAACGTGGACTACAGCCTTTTACCTCTGCAACCTGTTTCGCTGTCAGCATCTGCGCCATACATTTCCACCACCTTTTCAGCCTGTCCTCATCAGATGCAGGAGGCTATCCCTGCATGACCGGCCTCTGCCGGTTTCGACTCTTTTAAACGGTGTTTAAAAAGTCTTTAAAATCATCCATGTTTCCGCCCAGTTCCTGGATCAGCGGAATGATAAACTTCTTTCCTGATGGCTTCCCTGTGATAGCCTCGCTGATCCTGGCCTGGTGTGTTCCCATTCCTGCGGCCAGTTCTCTCTGGCTGATGCCTCTTTCCAGCATCCTGGTTTTTGTCCATAAGGCAAACTCAGCGAAATTTCGCACTTTTCTGTTCTTCATTCTGCCTGCCCTCCTAACGTATTCCGTTATAAAATTCTGTATCAGCGATACAAAATAACCTATTCCGTTATCGGATTCTGTGCTATAATCGGTCTTGTATGATTGATACATTATTATAATAATCCTCATTTGAGGATTTGTCAATTAAAATTGAGGATTTTATATATTCATGTGAGGATTATCGGAGGGGCTATGACTATAAATGAGCGCTTTTTTAAATTATTAGATGAGAAAAAGGTTTCCCAGAAAGATTTTTGCGAAGCAACGGGCATTCCGAAGCAAACCGTCAGCGGTTGGAAAAATAGAAAAACTGATCCGCCAGCATCGCTGATTCCTACTATCGCAGCATACTTTGGGATCACATCTGACTTTTTGCTTACCGGGAAAGATGAATGCAATCAGGCAGATCTTGAACTTAATGACACATCTACTCAGCAACTCCTGAAATACTTTTCTTCACTTTCTGAAGTGGAAAAAAATATTGTTCTGGGAAAAGCTGCTGAATTTTATCTAAAATCTTTGTCCGAGGATTGATAGTCCTCATTTGAGTATCATTGACCATTTTTTCATATTATGATATATTCTTAGTGCATTTACCACCTTGCTGGACTGCCTACCAGCAATAAAAAAAGGGCCGCGTCAATTAACTGACCGGCTCTTTTTTGGTTCCCATTAACTGGTTCCCATTAAGTTCTCATTTTTCACTTTTATAATTGCTTTTAAATTTTATTGTTTTAAACGGTCTTTTAAAACCTTTCAAATGCCGAAAACCCTTGAATTATCAATACTTTCTCCCGTTTCCGCATTTTAATTTTAAAAATTTTAAAAGGCTTTAAACCCCCGCTTTTTATTGAGCTTTTTTCCCTCCATTTTCAGGCATTTCTATGATTTTTCGTTTTTCAATGTGAATTCTGGTTCCCATTAAAATTTTAAGGGGTAAAAAGGATCTATAAGCCTAAAAAAGCCCCTATTCACGGGATTTCTCACCGTGTAAGGGACTTTAAGGGTTTATAAGGGTTCGTTGGTTCCCATTATTGCAGGTTATTCGATAACTTACACTCGATATGTTTTTCCGTTAACAGCATCCGGATATGTAAGATCTGCCGCAAAAAGATTTTCATTATGGTTTTCTGCACCTTTAGAAGTCATTACAGTCTTCCAACCATACCACATTTTTTGCTGAACTTTGATATCCTTTACTCCGATAACTGATGCAATATCTACGCATGAAGTGGTGAAAGTCATTTCTAGTCCTTCTAAAGTGAATGCCATAATAATTTCACAATCAAACATCGTAGTTAGCGGTTGTACTACAGAGCTATATGCCACCTCTTTATTAGTTATCTCTACACTTATATCAGTATTGGGTGCATTTACAACTTCCTCCGCACAAACCTTTAGATTTGGTGTAGATATAACCAAAACCATCAACATAAAAAGGGCTAAAAGCTTTGTACCTCTTTTTTTTCTTTTACTCTTTTTCAATTAGTATACTCCTTTCCATCATAAGAATACTTGGCTACACTTTGAGAGCATCTACCAGCGTTTTGTGATATCTCTCTATATACTTCATGTCACCAATAACAAATTTCTTACATTTTTTTTTATAAAATTTGACCCAAAAATTAAACGAGCCAAGAAATTTTAATCTAATTTCTTAGCTCGTTACTTTTCCCTATTTGTCCGTGTGATAATCCAAAACTATATTTTTATATTTTATTACAATATCCTGCAAGTTTTTTTCGTTTGTCCTACCTATAACGATATACTTTTCTTTACCATAGTAGAAATACATCAAATATGTCTTTTTCTCCCATGATTCTTTTTTTGAGAATGCATCAAAAGTAATCCCTTCGTCTTCAAATTCATTTTCAAAATTATATCCTGGATATGTTTCCCTAATCCTTAAAATGTCTTTCGGATATATTTTTATTTGAAATCCAACAATATCATTATTATTTTTTAAAAAAATATAAAGAGTATCATTATGGTTACTTTTGACTACTTTTGCATAATCAAAATCCTTTTCTGATATCGTCTCAATTTCAAATACCTGTGTAGCATAGTCTCTGTAATTTTCAGGTATCTCTTCTATCCTATAATACATATCAATTGTTCGATTATTTGAATCATCCTCCACTCCTTCCGGCGCCGTAATCATAGTCGTTCCTTCCTCATTCTTATCCATCCACCAGAAGAAACCTCCATGCTTCTCCGCATTGGCGACTACCTGCCAGGAACCGCCAAGTATCATTACGACAAGCAGCGCTACTGTCACCACTACAAATCTGCGTCTGTGAAAGTACCAGAGCACTTTATGAAGCTTACCCTCCCTGGGCTTGTCCTCCTCTTTCTCTGCAACAGGTTCACTTTTGTCCTTCTCTTCTTCGGTGCCAAGCAACAGGCGCTCCTCTTCTTCCCTTTCCTCACAATGTTTCCAGAAATCATCCAATGCCTCTTCCACAGGCAATTCATCTTCTATATTGTCTTCCTCTGTTTTCAGGTTATCCAGCAGTTTCATTAATGTCTGTACTTCATCCGCATCAAACTCTTCATCTGATGCTTCCATAATGTACCAGTCCAACCGCTTGGTAAGCTCCTGAATCAGGCTTTCGTTATCCTGCTTCTTCATTTTAATTCCAATTCCTTTCCCTTCTGCATATCCTTATCTGGTGTAATATTGGTCCCTCGTTAAGTACATGATTCTTTTTTGTCAATTCTTACAGATTTTTTGTATTTTTTGTCGATACCGGACTCGTCGGGTATGTTTTGGGCTATCTTGCTTCTCAATCTGCTGATCCTGACACTCATATTGTTCTCGGATGTTTTCTCAAGCTGTGCCAGCTCAGAAATTGAATAACCATGAAGAAAATATTTGTAAAATCTGTTTTTCTCCTCTTCCGTCAGGCCTTTCGTTATTATGAGATCAAGTTCTGATTTTCCGTAACCGTCTTCCGTGAATGTATATTCGTCGGCATCCAGGTCGACTTCACATTCTATCTTCTTCAATGACTTATTCAGTTCACGTATTTTATTCTTGGCAGTATTGATCAGCCATCCCATTGGATTGGAATGTTCACAGAGAATATCCCACTTTTTATACGCAACATAATACGTTTCTTGCAGGACATCCTTTGCCAGTTCCTTGTCTGCCACCCTGTAGCGGATAAACTTGTATATTTCCGCCTGTGTCCTACGGTACATCTCATCAAATTCTTGATGGTCTCCTGTTGTCTCTTCTTTCTGCATGTGCACCTACCATCGCCTCATATAGAGGTTTTATCTTTCTAAAATATTTACTCTATAATTTAACATTTATCCCCGTACTAAATATAGATGATTTTACTATAAAGTAAAAATTTGTTTTACATCTGCTTATATTTTACTTTTCGTAGATTTTGTGTCAATTTTTTCTCATCGACAAATACTGTTAAAATTTGCAATTTTTGTTGTTGACAAACGGTATCTCTTTTGTTAGAATGAATCACGGTGATTGCGTTAGCCGTCACGTGATGCTGCTGTGGCTCAG